CTTTGGCCAGGAATTTTAGTCGATACAATTTTGCGCACGTTAGCCAAACCTGCTGCTACTACTGCTGCCGCACTAATGAATCCTAATACACCACCTTGAGCGTATGCCTTTGTTGCACCCACATAAGTATCAATGGTTGCTTGTGCTACTGCTAAAGATTTGCCTGCTGCTGTTTGCTCTCCTACTAATTGACCTAATCCGTTTAATGCGTTTGCTACTGCTGAATAAATTGCTAATTTAGCCGCTTGTTCTTGTTCGGTTATTTTTACTGAAGCATCGCTGTACTCTTTTTGAGTGATATAACCTTTTTCTAAAGCATATTTTAATTCTTCTTGCCTTACCTTAAATGACAATGTATCATCTTTTGCTAACTTAAAAATACTATCTCTTAATTCGCCCCTTAGTTTATCAGCTTTATCAAATGAGTTATATTTTTTTTCTAAATATTCTTTAAAGTCTGTAAGTTCTTTGTTTTGTTGATTAGTATAATAATTGTACTCCTCTCTTGCTCTTTCTAATCTTTTATTATAAGCATCCTCTTCTGCTTTCTTGCGTTCCTCTCTTGCCTTTTTCTCTTTTTCTAATTTTTCTTGACGCGCTTTATCTTCCTCATCATCATACTTTTTGTTGATGTTAGCAACTTGAATACGCATCAATTCTTGCTCGCCTTTAACTAACTTGTTAAATTCATCTTGGGTTATTGCTTTATCGGCTAACTCTTTTTGATATTCACGTATTTTTGCTTGAGTATCGGCCGCTGCTTGTAGTATTTCTTTTTTTCTTCCTTTTTCTCTCTCTATTTGTATTTTTTGCTCTTGGTCTAATAGTTTACGTTGTGCTTCTCCATATCTTTCTAATTCTTTTGTTGCTTCTTCATTCGCTTTCTTTTCCTCCATCCATGAGTAAATAAGCGTACCAATCAAAACAACTAATCCTAAAATACCAGTTGAAATAATAGCAGCCCTCATTGTCGCAAATGCAGAAACAACTTGAGTTTTTATAACGTTACCAAGATTGACAAACGCCTCTTTCATACCCATCAATCCATTCACTCCAGTAGCTAATGCCATAGCACCTTGAGTTTTAAGCATTATTTGTTCTAACTCTTTGCTATCACTTCCAAATAATGCCATTGCTCCTTGAGCTGCACTCAATCCATTAACTACTCCACCAATAACAGTTACTAATGAGTTAAACTTAGCATCAGGATTAAATGATTTAATTGTGGCATTTACATCTCCAATCTTATCTTCAAGTTGTGCAGCTTTTCTTGCAGCCCTAATAAAAGCATCACTACCTTCATTAAGCCCTGCCATTTCATTTTTTAATGCTTTTAACTCAGCCTTAACCGACTTCACACTTGCAGCACTATTGGCCGTTTTGGTTTCTACCTCAAAAACTATTTTTTCTGTTGCCATTATTGTACGTATTGAATTAACTCAACCTGAGTCGGCTGAATGGTTGTTGTATTGTAATCTGAAATCTTGCTTATTATGCACCTTACTCCGTCAACTATTACTGTATCGTAAAGTTTAAGGTTGTTTATCTCTATTGGTTGCAATAAAACATTGCACCTTATTAGCTTTGCGTTTGCACTTACTTGATTGTTTAACTCGTTAGAATAGTAGTTGGTGTATAAATCTAAATCGGTAATTCCTATTGGTAAAAATGATTGATAGTAAATTTGCTTAGGAGGCCCAAATAAACAACTATATGTTGAACTGATTGGGTTGTCGTATTCTCCAATATAAGCATACCCATTATAATCAGTACTTGAAGCAAAAGCAGAAGTCATTTGGTGCGAGCATGTGTCCTCTTCTAACCAACCACCCCAATAAGCATAACGTGGCAAACCATCAATTGCTTCAGCTACTCCGTTGTTTAATTTATAAATATGGTTTAGCTTTGGATAATTGGGTGCGTTGCTTACTGTCAATGGAGGAGCAAACGTTAGTTCAACTTTCTTTGTTTCTGTAATGAACTCGTTTTGGTTTAAAACATTTTGTTGTCCATATACTTCTTTATTATTTATGAAATAGGTGTCCGAGTAGTAATCAGCATCCTTTTTGGCAACGAACTGCATTTGCTTCCAATTCAAATGACCAAGTGGAAGTATCTCTATTGTTTGTGAGCGGTCTATCTTCTCTGTCCAATCTCTTACGCTGCCTAATTCAAAGAAACTATCACGCGGCTCAATTATGTAATTAACGCCATCAAACAAAACATAAAGATTAAACATGCGAAGTATATCGCCAATAAAGTCTTTTTGTTTGTGCTGTGAAGCTGGCACACTATCAGGAGAGTAAAGGTCATTATACCCTAATGAATTATTAGATGGGGCTATTGTCATTGATGAACCTGCTAATATTTTAGCCGATAAAGTCACGGGATAAGCACCAGTTCCTGAGAAAGATATTGTTGTTGTATAGTTGCTTCCACTTGTTGCACTATTAGATTGATAATTTAATTGCAATGCACTCAAGTTTGGAGTTGAAATAGTAAACTCAATTGTTTGACCTATTATATAGCTACCTGCTGGTATTACTATTTTTTGATAACAAGCGCTTGAAGCGATAACACCACTATTGTATCTTAAATTGAAAATGATGTTATAAAAGAAATCTTCATTAGTTACAGCAGTATAAGGTGCAGTAAATGTAATCCTACCTTTAACTTGATTGTTTACTTGTATTGTGTAATCTCTATTGCTTGCAATTGAATAAACACCCGTAACTGGGTTGTATTTATTCCCAACGTCTACTCTTTCTGTATTGTATATAATTGAGTTTCCCGTTGATAACCATGCAGAATCCGCAGCATAATAAACATTCGCATATAATTGGTTATATTGTGCTGTTGTTAAGTTTGCTTTTTTATGCGTATCAAGATAAACGTGTGCTTTAAATAATGAACTGTTTAAAAAAGTACTTGAATATGTACAACCATATTTTGTAAATATCCTATCCCAAATGTGTTTTAGTTTAATGGCCATCCTTAAATTAGTATAAGGAACGTAATAGTAAGGATAAGTAGTGTTTGTTGTATTTGTTCCGCTATCAATTATCCCTAAAGCTACACTATCTGAACTTGCTACAAAGTTATTGGCTACTGTTTTACCATAATAACTTGAACCATATTGATAATATACAGCGCTTGTACCACTACTCAAGTCAACATCTTCGCTGCTATTGGTATTGCCTTGTAAAAAGCTATCGCCCATTTGGCTAAACAAGTTTTTACCATCTGAGTAAATCACGCCTTGATATTTTACATCGTTGCCGTTCTTTACTATTCCAGTTAACTGAAAATAACCCTCGATTAAATTACCTGAACCATTTTGCACAAATGCAACCACTCGCAAGTTAGGGTCATACCCGCTTATTGAATTATCCTTGTTAATTACAAATAGCTGATGAAATACACTCGCGTTGTTTGGTGTGTTTGGAAGTTCGATTGTTTTAGTGTGCGATACCTTTCTACTCGCTGGCTGCATTATATCAGTCAATGAGTAGTCTATTGTTATTGGCACATCCTCGAATAAATCGATATTAACTCCACCTATGTATAAATAAGTATTCATTATTGGTATTGTCTTTCAAGTGTTGGAGTTTCTGTTACTGTTAATTGAAGTTGGAATAATTTGTCAACCTCTTGTTTTTTCCAAACAAAGTTTTGAGTGTCTACTTTAACGGGAAGTAATGTTGGCAGTGTGTATGTATTATTTACTCCTGCGACTAAGTTTGATACACTTGTTATTCCTATTGCACTATTACTTGTAAATGAATAGCTACTTCCGTAATCTTTTGCTATTATTCTTACTGATGCTAAACTTGCCCCACCTACATTTATAAAGTCGTAGTTTGTATTTAAGGCGCTTGCTTGCAAAGCTGGTATAACAGTAACATTAATAAAGTCATCTCCAAACGTTTCATAAAACGTACCACTTGGAATACTAAACGAAAGTGAACCTAATGGAGTAACAAACGAACGCCCATCAATGTTGCTACTTTCGCCATCGCTATTCCATTCGTCAAATCTTACATCAATACTTGCTTTAACTCCTGCACTAACTTCTAACTCATCATCGTAACTCATCAATACTGAATTGCTCTCTACTAATTCGCTTAACCAATTCATAGTTGGTTCATCTACCCAATTCGTGTTTAGTATATGCTGTGTGCTTATCTTGCTTGAATAAGTTGTTTGCGAAAGATTATAATAGTTATATGTTGCAACATATCGGTCAGGCTTCTCGTAAGTCTTACGGTCTATGCTATCGGTCTTAGTTTCACGCATTGCAAAAATGCTGTTATCGTACCCGCCCCATTTATTTTGGAAGTAAACATTTACTTTGTCAAACTTGGTGCATTCGGTGTCAAACTCATAAGTGTATGCCTCGCTTAATGCGTTACCATTGCTTATTCTTTTTAATTGAACTGTGTATTTAGTTGTTCCACTTGGGATAGTCAGCACACTTGGGCTAACATTTACGGTAATATCAGTTTTATTTGCTGTTGTTACAGATATGTCTTGCGTGCCTAATGATGTCGAGCCATTATAATAAGTTACGACTGCTTTGGTATTTGTGCCGCCATTGCATAAAAACGACAACTCAACCACGCTTGATTGAAGTATCTTGCGTGGGCTTACAAATGTACTCAAAGCATATTGGCCTATTCCACTTGAAGCTGCAATGGTTGTAGTATTAATCAAGTCAGCAGGCACAAAATCAACGTACTCTTTCAATCTTAACGCTCCATTAAATACTGTTGTAGTCATGGTTTGACCAGTTGCAGGATAGTAAACTGGTGCTGATGTTATTGCACTTGCATACTCTTCGCCTGGTATTAGCTTTATTAAATGCGATTTATCACGATAAAATGATTTAGAAGCAAACAAATTGCTTCCTTGCAATATATCCTTTAAGTTAAAATATGAATAAGCCGTAAGTGTTGGAATACCACTTACATCTACAATCTCACTTAATGCAGGGCTTTTTAATCTGCCTATTAAAGAATCGCCAGAGCCTTCAATTGTAACATATACATCCAACCCGTACTTAAATTTAGGTTGCGCTATTTGATTGCTACTTAATACAGTCACTATATCATTATACAGCGGAGTGTATGTTTGTGGTTGCTCAACTATTGTTATTGCCATTTACTATGTTTAATGTTATTGTTTGACTTAATGCTTTGCTGAGTGCGGTTGCTAACTCATCAACGCGTTTTTTATTTACTGCTTTGCTTATAAAGTTCTTTGGTTTTATACCTCCGATTTTTGTCCATGTGGCTAAAGTCTTTGCTGCTCGCTCTTGGTCACTTACTGCTTTCTTTTTGTTTTTACCTTTGTATGATAACGTGGTATTTTTAACGTTGGTTATTCCAGCTGTGGCCGCCCAACCTTTGAAGCTATTAATCATTTCTTTAGGTGTGCCTAAGTTTCTAAACTTATATGGAGATTTAGGTGCTTTGTTTTTAAACACACCTCGTACACCTTTATCAATATAGTCGTATACTCTTGCGTACTCATCAGTCGTAACTACTTGTATTGTGCTACCTACTACTTCAACCGAAAATGATTGCGCTAATGTTGATTGGCCCTTTACACGTGAATTATTAATAATCTGTTGACGCATTAAATCAATACCTTCATTTGACCAATCAATTATAATCTGCTCAGCTGTTCCTTCCATAGCTTGGCCGATGTCTTCCACAGATGTACCAAACTTTGAACCTATGCTTGCTGAATCGCTAAACTTTGCCATTTCGTAATGCTCTTTCTTGTTCTTTTCTTTCGTGTTCCGACTTATCTTTGTAAAATGCTACTGTATTCAAAAACTCGGTTATGTTCATGTCAAAGTAATAATCCCATAATTCTCTCCTACTTTCAGCCATCTTATCAATCAACGCTATCCAACCGTACTTTTCCCAAAAATTAGTTGCGCTTCCTTCTTCAGATTGTTCGCCTCCTCCAGTAAGTAAGTTGCGATATTGGTTTCCAATTCCTCTAAGTACTTGCAAAAAAAAAGCATGATTGGGTATGCCTGCTCAATAGTCATATGATTGTAAAACAAGTCTGCTATCTCTTTATGCTTGCTACCATCATACTTTAACTTCTTACCATACCATGTTCGCTCTACACAAATAGCTGCAAGTATGTTGTGGATGTTGTAAATAATATCTGCTTGGTTCTTTGTGAAATGGCAAACGTCAATATATTGTGCTGCCGTCAAATACTGTTGCTCCCAAATACAAGTAAACCGCTTACCTTTCACTTTGAACTTCATTTTAACCTTTGCTTCAGGTGCTAAAGTTTCAATCGCTCCAAGTTTTTGAAGTTGCTCTTTTAGTTCGGTAATAGGCATAGACTCAACTTCGTCTACTTCCTTGCCCGTTATCTCAGCCAATAAGCGCACGTTCCTATCAATCGGGTCTGCTTGCATTTCGCTTATCCGTTTGCAGTTCAAAAACTTCTTTATCGTAAGTTGGTTGTAGTTTGCTATCATAATAATAAATAGCAAAAAAGGCTAAACTTGCTCTTTAAAAATTAGCAGCATCAAAGCCAATAGTAGCATAACGGCCTGAAGGTCTATTGTTCAGCTTATTTAACGCAACGTATCTTAGTGCGTCAATAGCGTGGTTATTGTGGTTTATGGTTTTTCCAGTTAGTTTTCCATCTCGGTCGGTTTCCCACAAGTAAGAGCGTAATTCTTTAATTAAATTAGTGGATGTTTTCGTTACCATTATATCGTAACGCTTTAGAATGTCTATTCCTATCTTGATAGAGTCAGGGCCTTTTTGAGCTGGGTGTACGTTAAACCCTTGCCGCCTTAACTCCTCGATTGATTTTGGCTCAGCACTATCGCATATAACCTCTGAACGATTTATGTTTAATGATTTAAAGTGGTTGCCTATATCGGTATTGGTCATGTTTGTACGGTACAGCAACTCGTCAATCCATAACTTCCCTTCTTGCTTGTAAACTGCAATTAATGTTGTTGGGTCATTTGTAAATCCAAAGTCAGTTCCATATGCTACTAACTTGGCTTCGGTTGGTATCTTATCGCATTGCTCCCAATTATCTATCACGACACCTTGCAAACTACCTATTTGCCCAAGCCCGTAAACTTTCCACCAATTAGCCCAATAAGTTGAATTAGCTGCTTTATCTCTTGCGCTCTCAATATCCTTTACAATTGTTTCGGGTAGAGCCTCGTTGTCTTGGTAGTTTAAAATTATATGTTGACTATCATTATCTTTTAACACTTCGGTGTGCGCCCAAAATTCTGATGTTGGATTAAAATCCACCCATATATCTCCACTTGTACGAATCGCTAATTGATGGTAAGCCTCAAAGCTAATATTGTTAGCCTCATTAATGTATAGTACGTTACGCCTCGCACCTCGTAGTTTACTTTCTTGTTCGGCACTAAAGAACTCGATATAACTCCCATTACTAAACTTGTATGTCAATAGTGTTCTATTCCAATTAGCTTCAATATAACGTCCCGTCAAATCCATTATCTTTAAGAAGTCTTTTATCGCACCCCTTCGCAGATGTGGCACAGTTTCACTTACTACGCTTATCTCAAGACGTGGTGTCTTTATTGCCTTGTCAATTAATATTGGAAGTATGCCAAACGTTTTGCCCGCACTTGTGCCGCCTTGAATAACCTTTTTACGGGCATTTAACTTCCTTAACTTCTTAATTGCTGTTGTGTAAACGAAGCTCATTTGGTAAATTTTAGTTAGTCTAAATGCCGCGTTTTAACGGGTTAAATTATTATAAATAGGTGGAACATTTATTTTTATTTTGGTAATATGTTTCACAGTTCTTCATCCCCAAACAAAGGCTGCTCCTTCACAACCATTTCACTTTTATCTGTTAACCCATTTAACCGTTGGGTTATACTTGGATTGTAGATGCCTGCCATGCCTCCCTCTATTTGGTCAGTTCTTATAGCTTTTCTTATGCGTGAGCAGATAGTTAAATAATCACTGTAGTTATTCCCAGTATTTGCAAAATAATGGCTTAAATCGCCTATAATGCCTTTGTCATAGCACCAACATTCAAAACCTTCTAAGGTTAGTGGTTTTTCTCTTTTTTCGTTATCTGATATACCGTCTTTACCTACAAAGACATGTTTTAAAATTGGTTTACTTTTGGTTTCAGTTTTATAAAGCTCAAATAGTTCCCACATTTTTTCTGGTGTTTCGATATATTTATTCTTGCCCATCTTCTTTAACTTTATATGTTTGTGTGTAATACTTTCCGCATAGTCTTCGCTCGCGCTTGTATTCGGCATCAAGCAACCCTGCTCTGTATGCTTTTGCAATGGCCTCTTTTATTTCTTCGTCTGTCTTTGGTGGTGCTACCCTTTTATCACTTGCGTAATTCTTTAGAGGTGTCAATATCCTACCATCCCACGTTGTAAAAATTACATTATCCATAACTATAATGATTGTTTATGTATTACAAAATTAATATATTTTTCCATCAATAATAGTTTTTTGTTGCACATAGTAATTTCCGCTGTTTGAGTCTACCTCTACATAAGTAAAGCCATGATTCCAATCGTTTATAGGCATGTAGTTAGGAAACAAGTCGCAAAGGCATCCACTTGAATAGGTTGTGTAGGGCTTATCATCAAACTGTTTTCCGTTGCTTCGTGTCTCTCTGTGGAAGTGTCCGACTATTGCCTGCTTGTTTAGCTTCAACTGAACTGTACGCGCTGGGTTAACGCCTCCACTCTTAGTTGGTAGTTCGTGTCCGTGTAATATTGGCA